TCAATCAGCTTCTGAGCAACAACCGATTTTTCACCACTTATTGTGCAGTACGAGAGATACCAACCGCAGACGCAGGCACTAAGATATTGTTTCGTGATCCGAAGAAAAGAGACACAGAATGAAAGCTAAAATGGTAATGATCTTGGTTGTAGGACTGATCTTCCTGCTTGCGACCATAGTTATTGGCGATTTTTACATAGCGATTACTGAAAGCCGCCCACCCGACGAGTCTGTAATTAGGTTGTTGGAACACGCCATCATTGGCATTGTCAGCCTTTGTGCGGGGTATATTGCAGGTAAAGACAATGAGTCCTAAGAAGCTAGAACCGAAATCGCGCTATGCTCAGTATGACCTTGATGGGGATGGGACGGTTAGCGATGAAGAACTTGCAAGAAATCAAGAGCTTGTTGAGATCGAACTGCGTGAAGAGAAAGCAGACAGTCAACGAAGAATGGCTTGGGTTAGTCTTGGCAGTATGGTGGTTTACTCTATATTACCACTTTTGCCCTTCATACCTGAGTCTCGCTTGTCCACTTTGGCTTCCTTGAGCGATATGTTATTTCTTAGTCAGGCAAGCATTGTGGGTTTATACTTTGGTGCTACAGCGTACATGGCAAAACGATGAGCATACTTAGTTCACTAATAGGCCCAGCTACATCTTTGCTCGACAAAGTTATTGAAGACAAGGACGAGAAAAATCGTATCGCCTTTGAGTTGAGTACCTTAGCAGAGCGCCATGCGAATGAATTAGCCAAAGGGCAACTAGAAGTAAACAAGGTAGAAGCTGCTCATAAATCTTTATTTGTAGCTGGGTGGCGTCCCTCGATTGGTTGGTGCTGTAGTCTGGGTCTTCTGTATCATGTATTGATTGCACCAATTGCAGGTATCTGGGTANAAGTTCCAGAGATAGACCCCTCGCTGTTGATGACCACTATGACCGGAATGTTGGGTCTCGGCGCTATGAGATCCTACGAAAAAACTAGAGGCGTGAGTAGGGAGAAGTAATGACCCAATTAATCGAAATGCTAAAACGCCATGAAGGTGTTCGCTCTAAAGTTTATATGTGCTCTGCTGGCTATGAAACTATTGGTGTTGGCCGCAATATAGCTGATTCCGGTCTTGGGTTATCTGATGACGAAATAGATTACCTTTTGAACAATGACATAGAGCGTGTCCGACAAGAATTAACTGACACTTATTTCTGGTTCCCTGCCCTTAACGAAGCGCGTCAGGATGCGATGATCGACATAAGTTTCAATCTGGGTCAGACAAGACTGCGTGGGTTTATCAAAGCAATTGAAGCCATGTCTCGTGAGCAATTTGATATAGCAGCCGACGAGTTTATGGACAGCCGCTGGAGTCAACAGGTGGGTAATCGTGCCGTAGAGGTGACTGAAATGATCCGAACAGGAGAGTACCAGTAATGCCACTACAAAAGATGGTATTTAAGCCCGGAGTAGATAGAGAAAACACTCGCTATACAAGTGAGGGCGGCTGGTACGAATGCGACAAAATAAGATTTCGTTCCGGTATGCCAGAAAAGATAGGTGGGTGGAATCGTATATCTACCAACTCGTTTTTGGGTATTGCTAGGTCTTTGTTTTCTTGGGTGACACTAGGCAGTCAAAAGCTGCTTGGTGTAGGCACTAATCTAAAGTTTTACATAGAACAGGGTGGAACGTATTACGACATCACCCCTATACGCGCTGCTGTATCGCTTACAGACCCTTTTACTACCGTAAGTGGATCGACCACAGTTACAGTCACGGACGCTGCTGGTGGGTATATAAACGATGACTTTGTTACGTTTAGTGGCGCTTCTGCTGTAGGTGGGCTGACTTTAAACGGCGAGTTTCAAATAACGTATTTAACAGGTAACACATACACCATAACAGCTAGTGAAGCCGCAAGTTCTTCAGCTTCGGGTGGCGGCTCTGTAACCGCTACGTACCAAGTAAATACTGGCCCTGCAGTAGCAGAAACACTTGTAGGCTGGGGTGCTGCTGGTTGGGGTCTTGGCACATGGAGTGTAGGTGTAACATCCACTGATGCCCTTCGCTTGTGGACCCAATCTAATTTTGGTGAAGATCTTATATTTGCTGCTCGTGGGGGTAATTTATTTTTTTGGGATGCAACTGATGCACTAACCACTCGTGGTGTCTTACTGTCTAGCGAAACTAATGCGTCAAATGTTCCTGTAAAAGTAAATACTGTGCTCGTATCAGATAATCGGTTTGTGTTTTGTTTTGGTACAAATGTGCTTGGCAGCACAGATATAGACCCCATGCTGTTACGTTGGTCTGACCAAGAGAACGCGGTCAATTGGACACCTTCATCTACAAATCAAGCAGGTGATCTTAGGTTGTCCAAAGGATCTGAGATAATAACCGCCGTACAAGGCCGACAGGAAATACTAGTTTGGACTGATTCTGCGCTGTACGCATTGCAGTATGTAGGTGCTCCAGCGGTGTGGTCATCACAAACAGTGGGCGAAAACTTATCTATCGCGTCTACAAGAGCTGTGGCATACGCAAACGGTGTAGCTTATTGGATGGGTGTGGGCGGATTTTATCGGTACGATGGTCGTGTACAGTCACTACCTTGCACGGTTAAACGCTACATATTTAATGATTTTAATACAGAACAATATGACCAAGTGTTTGCAGGCACTAACGAAGCGTTTAGTGAGATATGGTGGTTCTACTGCCCATCAGGTTCTACAACTGCTAGTAGGTACGTTATATATAACTACGCACAAAACATTTGGTACTACGGTAATCTTAGCCGATCTGCGTGGATAGATTCTGGCATACGGGATTTTCCGTTAGCCGCTACTTACAATAATAACGTGGTCAACCACGAAGATGGCATAGATGATAACGAAACAGGCACTAATGCAGGTATTAGTTCGTTTATTACTTCAGCACAGTTTGACCTAGATGATGGACATAAATTTGCGTTTATACAGAAGGTCTATCCAGATGTGACGTTTGATGGGTCTACCGTAGATAGCCCTAGTGCTACGTTGTCTTTGTTTGCAGCACAAAACTCTGGGTCTGGGCGTAACTCTCCTGCTTCTGAAGGGGGTACAAATACAGGCTCTATAACTAGAACAGCAACTGCACCTATCGAAGCGTTCACTTCTAGGTTAGACCTGCGGGTACGAGGCAGGCAGCTAGCATTAAAGATAGAATCTAGTGAAGCCGGGGTCAAATGGCAGTTAGGGTCACCACGTTTAGAAATGCGCCCTGATGGGAGAAGGTAATGGCGATAGATAAAACAAGTTATGACATAGATTTTAGGGCACCTGTCTTACCAGATCCGCCAAGAGAGTATGATGAAAGTGCATTTAACCAAATAAACAACGCATTACGTCTTTATTTTAATCAGCTTGATAAAGGTATACGCGATGCATCTGTGTCACACACTGCACAAGCCACCGCTTGGTTTCTTAGTTAGTTGTAGAAATGGCTAATACTTACGTTAATGCTAAAAAAGATTTAACGAGTACAGCGGCGACTACTCTTTATACCTGCGCGACAGCTACTACCGCTATTGTTAAATCTATAATTGTATCGGAAGACTCAGGTAACGCTGATACTATCACTGTAACTATTACCGATTCAGATTCAGCAGTGTTTAGCTTGTTCAAGGTTAAAGCGGTAGGTGCCAACACCACAGTAGAACTGCTTACGGCACCGCTGGTGGTGCAAGAATCTGAGGTATTAAAAGTCACAGCAGCTACCGCTGATAGGCTGCACGTTGTTGCCAGTATCTTAGAGGTTACGTGATGGCCCTCACTGCAGAACAAATACAAGAACAGCTAGAAGCATATTTCGATAGCGATGAAGGCAAGACTCTCCTCGATAATATTACAGCTAATATATCTGATGAGTACACAGAGGCTTCGTTTGAGGAATCGGGAGCATCCGATTATGGACTGACCCCTGCAGGGGTGGGTAATCTTGTTAGCTATGGTGATATTAGTTTAGAAGATTGGCAAAAACAAAACATTGTTACTGATGGTAACAACAATACCTCTCTATCTAATGACCAGCTTACACAGTTAAAAACTTTTGCCGCAATGCAGCCCAAGTATGACCCTATAAAAGTAGGTGTAGGTATTGGAAGCGACACTGGCACAACAAGTGGGGCAGATAGGCTAAGATCAGAAGAGCTTAGGAAAACTCCCGGCCCCATATATACAAGTTTTGATGCTTACGCAAGAGCACTGCAAGATCATAATAAAAAGATAAAAACGTACATAGAAGACAACAAAATACCTACTTCTATTACTACACCTGACGGAACAAAATTAGAGTTAAATTTAGGTTTAACCCCTGTTTACTACCAAGAACAGCGGGACGGTGGCAGGCTGCAAAATGTGCTGCACATGAACACTGACCAAGGGTATTACACGCAACTAGGCGGTGTAGGGCAGTATGGCTCTTATCACAGACCTAAAATATCGCAATCAAAAAGTTTTTTTGAAGGGTTTAAAGAAGTAGCTCCTTTTTTCGCAGCTTTTGTAGGTGTTGCCATACTGGGGCCAATGGCAGCTCAGTATATTGGCTCAACTGGAATGGGGCAGTTCCTATCTACAACAAGCTCTAAAATAATAGCAGCAGTAAAAAACGCCCCCGCCACATTTAAAGGTATGGCAGGTGCAATAAATAACACTTTTCAGACTTTGTTAAGCACTGCGGGGGTTCCAGCAGATATTGCTAGTCGTATAACTTTTGATTCGGCAGGCACTTTAGCAGCTGCTATAAAAGGCACAAGTTACGCAGAAGAATACTTAGACAAGGAGTCAAAAGCAGCTATAGACGCAGCATTAGCATCGGCTACAGGCGCTAGTGGGCTACCCGGTGGAGGGGTATACAGTGGCCCCGGTGCAGGGCCAGAGGGTGAAATTAATCCTAATGTTATATACAACCTTACTACTGGTGCCACTACTGGTGCAGATACGACTGAAGAGGAAGACCCAGCGGATACGATAGACGCTACTGCGATTGTAAACGCTGCTGCTGATGCGGTTGCTACGCCAGATGAAAATGAAGACGTTATAGCTGCAAATACTGCGGTAGATGAAGCAGAAACAGGATTAGAAGACGCTACAAATAATGTAACTACCGTAGTACAAGAAGAAAACGCTAAAGTAGATAGCGCAAAGGCTTACGCTAATTATGTACGTAGTCGTTATGGCCCGTTTAGTTTTGCTTATAGAAGTGCAAAGAAAAGAGCAGATAAAGCTGAGTTAGACGCACAAAACGAAATAAACCAAGCACGAACCGCAGCTAGTGTGGCACAGGCGGATTTTGAAAACGCAAAAAAAGCAGCAATAGGCGCTCAACGAGATGCAGAAGACGAGTATAAAAAAGCTGTAGCCCAAGCAAGGAGAGAAGCAGAGGCAGAGGTTAGAAACAAAATAATAGAGGCAAGGGCTGAAGCAAAAGCAGCGGCAGAAGCACGGGCAGCGGCAAAAGAAGCAGGTATATCAGAGGCACAAGATGGGTATTCTGATGTCATAGATGGTGCTGGTGAGGTTAGTTATGATGACCCAGAAACCACTGATTATGCAGACACAACTGCGGGCCAAGAAGAAGTACAAGAAGCTATAGATGAGGCTACAGGAGAGAAGAAAGAGGAGCTAATAGAGGCAGCTGAAGAGGCTGCTGCTAAACCTGTAGAAGAAGCTAAACCTGTAGAAGAAGCTAAACCTGTAGTAACTACTTCAGACGGAACCGATGCGCCTGCTACAGAGGTTAAATACGAAGAGTCAGATGATCCTATAGAAGTCACTACTGAGGTCGAGCCAGTTGAAAAGCCCGAAGACCCACCGTTAGAAATAGAAGAGCCACCCAAGTATCCAGAAAAAGAAGAAGTCATAGAAGAAACGACTGAAACCGATGCTGGTGGAAGCGGTGGAGGCGGTGCTGGTGAGGGCGCTGGTGCTGGTGCTGGTGCTGGTGCTGGTGGAGGCGGTAGTGAAGGTGCAGGAGAAGAGGGCGAAGAAACAGGAGCTACAGATATTATAGCTGCTCAATTAAGAGAGGCTATTGCTGCAGAAACAGACCCTAAAGTTAAAGAAGGGTTGCAAACGGAACTAGATAAATGGCTTTCGGGTGGCCCCGCAGAGTATCAAACACTCCCCGAAGGCCCGCCTGCTCCAGATGTTTCTGATGTCTCTAGTGCAGATCCCCTTGCTGCTATTTCTTGGGTTGCAAGTCTAGTGGATTATTTCAAGCAAGAACCAACTTCAAGTGTCCCTGAGTTAGCTGACACAGGAACAGAAGACCCTTCTGTTGCTACAGGCGGTGCAGGGACAGCCACAGGAACAGGAACAGGAACAGGAACTACAACTCAGCCCGGAGCAGGTGAAGCAGGCACAAGCGTTGCAGATGCTACGGGTACAGGCACGGGTGACGCTGATGCTACGGGTACAGGCACGGGTGACGCTGATGCTACGGGTACAGGCACGGGTGACGCTGATGCTACAGGTGCAGGTGCAGGTGATGCGGATGCTGTGGGTGCGGGTACAGAGGTTTCTGATACTCCCGGTGCTGGTGCTGGTGATGTAGGTGACCCCGGTGATGTAGGTGAAGGTACAGGGACAGGTGCTGGTACAGGCACAGGCACAGGAGGCGGCACAGGGTCTGGCACAGGTACAGGCACAGGGTCAGGAGAAGGTGCTGGTGAAGGCAGCGGTACAGGTACAGGCACGGGATTTGGTAGTCAACAGCTTATGCAGCTTCTACAGCCCAGACGAGTGCAGGTCGAATCCAAACCTACCGAAGAGCTTAAATACGTTTATGATATAAGTGGTAGGTACATACCCATAGAGCAGTATAGGTCTCCTTTCGGCCTACCTTCTTTAAGCACACCACCGCAACGAACAAGACCAATGGGCTTTAAACGAGGTGGTCTTGTTAGCCAACATACTGATAATATATCTAACTATAAAGAGGTAGGCACTGTGGATGATCTTTTACGAATACTGAGGGATAAAAGATGAGTTGGTGGGACGACTTAGTAGATAATGTCTTAGATGCAGGAACAGACATCTTAACTGATGCTACTTCCTCCGAGGCCATAAAGTCTTATCTTGGTATGGGTTTAGCAGGTTTACTTGGTAATTTTGACGACCAAAACATCCCTGTAGTTGGCTACCAAGGCAGCATACCAGAGTACCAAGCAGTTAGGCAGCGTGTGCCAATAGAGCAAGACCCCAACCGTCGTCCCGGTGCAGGTGGTAGACGGTATTTTACTGACACAATATTTGCTCAAAAACCAGAAACAACTCCTATGACGGTTGAGCAAGCACAAGCAGCTGCAGCTGCACAAGCTCAAGGACTCGCGGGTTTAAACCCCACATATAGCCCACCTCCTACAGGAACTAAGAAAGAAGAAGACCAAAAAGAAGTTGGTATGGCAGGGCCAAACACAGAAAAATTTATGATGGCTGGTGGCAGATATTTAAGTGGCACTACTGATGGCATGGCAGATGAAGTACCGGCTAATGTAGGTAGGGATGAAGTTCGTTTGAGTGACGGTGAGTTTGTCATACCTGCTGATGTGGTCTCTCATCTTGGTAACGGTAACTCAAACGCAGGTGCCGCGTTCTTACATAAATTTATGAACGACATAAGGCAAGAAAGAACAGGTAACGCAAAGCAGGGTAAAGAAATAGACCCTAAAGATTTTGTAAGAGGTACGGTATGAGCAACGGTGCAGAAGACATAACAGGTCAAAAAACTGGGCAAGAATCAGCTTTATCTACTTATGTAGGGCCGTATGTTACTGAAATGCTTGGCAGAGGTCAGGCTGTTGCTGCGCAACCATATGAAGCATACATGGGGCCGCTTACTGCTGGCACTTCTGCGTTACAAGACACAGCGTTTACGGGATTAGCAGGGCTGGCATTACCTACAGATGCTGCTGGCGCATCTACTATGGGTGCTTTTACCCCCGGTACGTTTGCTGCTTCTGGCGCACCCGCCATGACTACTGAAGGCGCAGATGCCCCTGCTGCCACTGGTGTAGTTGGTGAGTTTATGAACCCGTACTTACAAGCTGTGTTAAACCCTCAACTAGAAGAAGCGCGTAGACAAGCAGAAATAAGCAGACAAGCGGAAGCAGGAAGATTTACTAGAGCTGGTGCTTTTGGTGGCTCCCGTCAGGCTCTTGCAGATTTAGAACGAGATGACAGATTACAGCGTAATTTAGCTGATATAACAGGTAAAGGCTATGCGTCTGCGTTTGAGTCAGGTAGAAGACAGTTTAACGTAGAGCAAGACAGAGAAAGAGCAGCACAAGATGCCGCTAATCGGTATGGTCTTGATCTGTTAGGTGCTCAACTTGGTGCAGGTCGAATCCAAAGAGATGTAGAACGAGAAGGCGTTGCAGCAGATAAAGCTCAGTTTGAAGAAGAAAGGGACTTTCCGTACCGTCAAGCTACGTATATGCAGTCCTTGCTTGGTGGTGCATTACCACTAGCTACACAGTCTTACTCATATGCACAACCCAGCACACTGTCTAATATTTTATCTGGCGGCGGGCTACCTGATATTCTTGCCGCTATATTTGGTATGGGAGGTGACGACGAATGATAACAGCACCTACAGCACCCAGTGAGTTTGGCACTAGCGTAGACGATTTGGCTGCGGCGTACTCGCCTCAAGAATTACAGAAGCGGTACAAAGTAACTAAAGAGCTTGTATATCTACTAGCACTGCAAAAAGTAAAGTCTGAGATGGACGCTGCACAACGCAGCCTTGCCATGAGTCAGCAACAAGTCCCCGGCACTGTAAAACAACAGCTAGAAAGCCAAGTCATGCAGGGCAAGATGCAAGAAGCATCGGGCGTTATGAGCCAGATGCCGCAGATGATGCAGAGACAGCCGCAGATGGCAGCACAAGGTGGCATTGTTGGGTATCAGGGTGGGGGCATGAAAGAAGATGAAGAAGATAAAAGTCTTATAGGTGATGCTTTCAGTAATATTTACCAATGGGTACAAGATAATCCAGAAGAAGCTGTTGCCGCAGGATTATTGTTTGTGCCGGGAGTTGGTGTATTAGGTAATCTTCTTGGTAGAGGAGCGATGGCGGCATATAGAGCAGCCCAAGCAATAGACTATGTGGGTAAAGGCAAGAAAGCTGCTCAGGCTGTTGGAAGCGCTGCTAAAAGAGCTGTTACTAAGCCAGACCCCGGAAAATTTAGACAGGGGACTCGTCCCTTTGACCCTAAAATAGATCGTTCTATATCTCCAAATAGAATAGCAGGCTATGGAGCAGTAACAGGATCAGGAGTTATTGCTTCTACAGGCGACGATGATGAAGAGGCTGGAGGTTCACAGGTTAGACCCCCACTGCAAGGCCCACCGTTACCACCGAAAAAAGACGAAGAAAAAGAAGACCCTACTAAACCCGCTGAAATAAAAATGCGTCCTGCAACGGACTTTCAAGGTATTGCACAAGACCAAGCTCTTCGTGTTAAAAGTTTAAGCCCTGCTCTAGTAGGTTCGCTTGAAGCTCAAGCTGCTATGACACCGGAGCAGATGACAGAGCGAAGAGACGCAGAGGCACAGCGTTACCTAGATAAGATAGGGGCGGAAGAAAGAACACAAGGACTGCAGGATTTATACGACGAACAACTAGCAGTTTTAGAAACACAAGCTGATCCAGAAGAACTGCGGCGTAGAAGACGTATGGCGTTCTTCAGCAACATTGGCACTGGTGGTATAGGAAGCATACTACGTGGCGGTAGTAGAGGCTTGATAGAAGAAGAGGATGCTCAAAGAAAAGAAGCAAGAGACGCTGCACAAACTAGGATAACAGGCTATAAGTCCGTGCATGAGTTTGACCTTTCCATGATTAAAGATGCAGAGGACAAAGGTTTAGCGATACTTCAGCTAGATAGACTAGATAAACGTAACGCACAAACAGCTTTATCAAATATAACTAGGTCAGATCTAGCGTCTATAAATAGTTATGCTGATCGCTTGCGTGCATCAGAAGATAGCAGGATACAAGAACAGTTCCAGAAGCTGGAGTTACTGCAAAACAACTACGAAAGTTTACGTAAGGATGAAAGGCTTGATTATAGCGCTGCGCTTGCACTCTACGGTGAAATAACAAACGCGGAGGCTGCGGTATACGCGGCTGAAGTAGCTAAATTACCAGATGACGTAAGGGTGTTAATGCTCCAAGCAGCTGAAGGCGCAGAACTTAGTGCGAAAGAACAAGAAAGAGTGTTGAAGGCGCAACAAGTTATTGATGCAGCTATAAACGCTGCATTAAATAAGATGGGTGTGCTTAATACAAAAGACGCCATAATTAAAAGGATTGAAGCTGGCTTTGCAGGTACACGTAAAGCTCCTATAAGTCCTCAACAAATACTTGGTGTGGGAACTTAATGTGCCTGTCCAAACTGTATATCTTGCAGATGGGTCTACTGAAACTTTAGACATACCCCCCGGTTCTACTAAGGAAGATATTGCTCGTCTAGTAAACAGAAAACGGGAGTCTGAATTTGGCTCCGGGCGTTTATTTAGTTTTAGACCCGATGAAGAAAGAAGAAAATTAGAGCAAGAGCTAAGACAAGCTAGATTTGATTTAGCAGGCACTAGAGAAACCTCTATAGCAGAGGATCTTACGTCTGGTTTTGGTGCAGGATTTATAGGTACAGGCGAAACAGCTTCTTTGGGTTTAGCCTCTATACTAGAAGAAGAGGAAGAACTAGCTGCTAGAGATAAGATTAAATCTTTCTTTGGAGATCTCACACCCGAAGGCGGTGATCCCGACACTATAACTTACGGCCTTGGACAAGCATTAGGGTCAATAGCAGGTATAGCTGCCCCAATAGCAGCTGCAGCCAAACTCCCCTTTACAGGTGCTGCAATAGGCACAGGTGCGTTGCTTACTGGCGCGTTAGGTGCTGGTGAGGCAAGCGAAAGGGCTAGAGAAGAAGACGCTACCGAAGAAGAAAGAAGTAAAGCCCGAAACCTTGGTATTTTAGTCGGTTTTACCGAAATCCTACCTATCTCCCGATTCGTCAAACTTGTTGATATGCCTGCGCTTAACAAGTTGGTAAACACTTTTGGCCCAGAAAATGTAAATAATCTAGGACAACGAGTACGACGGGCTGCTGGAACAGCAGGGTTTGAGGGCGCACAGGAGGTTGTAGCTGAGTTTCTCCAAAATGCCATCGAAAGTGGGTACAACATAGATCAAGACCTAGCAGAAGGTCTTATACCCGCAGGTGGGTACGGTGCAGGTGCAGGTGCGATTGTGCAGGTTGTTGTCGATCTGTTTACCAAAGGACGCCGCATAGGTGATAAATCTCCAGAACAGATAGAGCAAGAAGCTCCTAACGCAGCCAAAACTACTGGGCAGATTATTGACGAAGGAGACTTAGAGGCGGCTGCTAGTTTAGACGATATAAGTGCTGCAGATTTAAGTAGGGCTGTCGAAGAGGTAACCGCAGAAAAGGGTAAAGAGGTTGCTGCTAGGACTGTCACAGACAAAGACGGAACAGTCACTGTAGAAGAACAAACATTAGAAGAGTTTAGAGAAAGAGCACAGCCCCGCGCAGCTGATGTGACTCAAGAGGACACCGCAGAGGTTGTTGAACGCCGGGAACTAACACCAATAGAGCCAACTCAGGAAGAGATAGCTGCGCGAGAAGAGAGAAAGGCGCAAGCAAAAACACTTACAGGAAGAATAACCGAAGAGGCAAGACAAGATCCGAAAGTAGCCGAAGAGATAGAAACTCTTGGTGTTGCAGGTTTTGTAAGAAAGAGGCAGCAGGAACTAGGTGAAGATAGATTCTTCCGTGTCTATCTATCCGAAGAAGGCGATATTACACCTCGCACTGAAGCTGTTGCCGAAGAAACGCGTGTTGAAGGTGAACCTATAAACAGAGATGTTTTGGGTATGTTGGGGATTGCCCGCACTTCTGCCATAGGTAAGTCGCTTATTGGTAGAGATCTAACCAGACCGGGGCCAAGGAAAGAACTACAGGAGTATGCAGAGAAGGCTGGCCCCCGCGTGCAGGCAAAGATAGACGCAGCGTTGGCAAATATAGAGCAAAGAGATTTGCCTGATGAAGTCATCATAGATGTGCCCGGTAAGATAAGTAAAGGTATCACTGAAAAAGAATTAAAAGCAGCGGATGTACAGAAGCTAAAGACTGACTTTAAGGCTTGGTTCAGAGAAGCAAAAGAAAGTGGTGAGAAGCGCATCGAAAAGACTATCGCTGGCGAGTTTGAGAACTTAGTCGGTGCTGACCCGCTTACTGCTGAAGATAACCAAAAGATACTTAATTTAGTTAAAGAAAAACGTCCTTCTGCTGGAACAAAAGCAGCGGGTACAGACAAAGCCAAGGCTCAGGTATTTTTAGGTAAGATGAGTCGTCCGGTAGACAGCTTATACCTAGCCCTGTCCGATACTGCTAACCAGAATATAGTTGCAGAAAAAACCCAAAAAGAACTAAAAGACGCAACTATTGTAGCTAAATTTTTACAAGGTACAGGTAAAACTAATGCCGATGCTACGCTTAGGTGGGCTGAACAAAACCTATCACCTCAAGCGAGCGAGTGGGTAAGAGAAACTAAAACTAGCCTAGAAGGTAGAGAAAGCAAGCAATTAAAAGCCGAGCTAGACGGTGTAGGCGCACCCGAAGGCCAAGAGGCAGGGGTAGTTACAGAAGAAACAGAGGTAGCCCCAGAAGAATCCTACATAAAAGCCAAAATTAGAAAGGCACAAGAACCCAGCCCTGTCAGAGATGTCCCTATAGCGGAATACCAAGCAGAGCGAATTAAGAAGCTAAACGATGCTATTAAAAAAGATGGAGACATAGGTAAAGGTCTTCTGTCTATACCGGACATGATTACGTTTAGAACGCCGTTAGACCCTAAAGCAGAAGCCGCAGTGCGAAGAGGCGATCTAAGAGAGGCTTTAGAAGCTATTAGATTTACTGTATCTGACCCAATGTTAAAACGAGCTGCATCGGTGTTAAGAGACCGTGTTGGGGACGTAAAAGTTCAAGTCATATCTAGCGATCAGATGACTGAGCTTACTGACAGGGTGATTAGGGATGAGGAGACAAGAGGGCTACTAGAAGAAAAAGCAGCGGCGGCAATATACATACCCACTACAGACAAAGCGCCAGAACTTTCAAATACTGTGTTCTTAGACGAGAACAACGGTCTAGCTACAGTTACATTGCTGCACGAAGTGACGCACGCAGCTACGTTAAAAGAGTTATCCAATAAGAATTCACCGCTAACAAAAGAAATAGTAAAGCTTCATAAACGAGCGAAAGAAGAATTAGGCGATTTAGAAGGCACCAGAAACCCATTTGAGTTCGTTGCAGAGGCGTTTAGTAACCCTGCATTCCAACAAAAACTAGCCCTACTGCCTGTTGCTAAAGATACAAGAAGTGTATTTCAAAAGATTATAGATTCGATACGACGTTTCTTGTTTGGGTTCCAGCCGAACAAAGAGTCTATGTTGGATAGGACTGATGCAGTGATAGCTAAAATACTGTCACCTAGCAGAGCTTCGCTTGACGAAGTTGGCCCTGTCCTGTCTATGGCGGTAACTAACGGCACAGTGGAGAGCATGGTTAAGGGTGCAACTCAAGCATCCAGAATAGCTGCTAAAGCACAGCAAACTAAACCTACACGAGAGATATACGATAGCGTCATGGATGCTATGTACTCACTGCCCAAGGCAGGCGGTTTCGCTGCATTCTTTGGTATGAACAGCCGAATGATGGCACAGGTAGGTACGGGGCTGTTTAACCTGCCTCAGTTTGAACAGTTGCATAAATTGATCGGTAACCAAGAAGGGGAGATCAAGAAACAAACTGACGTAGTAAAAGCTACCGCTAAAAGATTGGGTGAGTGGGAGAAGGCTAACCCCGAACTAGTGCCTACGTTCAATGATCTAGTAAACCTAAGCACCATCAAAGGGGTAGATCTTAGGAAGCCAGAGTCAGAGTACAAAGAGGATGCAGA